AAATCATCCCTTTCTATCAGGAGTTGTTAAATGAATTTGAAAGCTTGCTTCCTGACGAATCTTTTGCCTATGCTCGAGCAGATTTGGCAAAGCACGAAGGAGATATTCTTCCTTACGTGCAGAGTCTATGTATGCTCGGAAAGGCTCTTGAACGCGCTCTTGTATCTCCGGAAATTTTGGAGATACCCGAAACGCTGACGAGACACGAAGGTTCGAATCTTCCAGAGCTGTTTTATGGGCTCTTTCAGGCTCTTTTCTTCGAGTCTGGATTACGGCGGTATGATGCTGAGGATCGCAACGATCCTTGCGCGGCAAACTCGGCAGTTTATTTGCTCTGCCTACGCCAATATCTCCTTGCTTTTAGTAAAGCCGAAGATATCAGCTGCGTTGTCTCAGAAGAAGATGAAGTTAACTCCTTTGTTAACCGAGTCACTTCTCCCGGACAACCGTGTGCCTTAGATCCTGCCTTGGCCTCCGTGGTGCGCCGCATTCTGCGGATCGTACTCATGGAAGACGACCAAGAAGGTCTTTTGAACGCTCGAATCGAGCAATGGGCAACGATACCTTGGGGACGTCATGGCCCCGGTGCCGTAAGTGAAGGTGAACGAGGTGCGGAGAAATGGCTATTCCGTCATTATTCCGGGCTAATTCGAGAACTTTACGAATATCACCCTGGAATACCCGTGGCTAGTGTGCCTCGGGCGTCATCACTCGATGACGATGGCAGCGTACCCCCCGCGCGACTCGCGATAGTCCCTAAAGACTTTCGTGGTCATCGGTTGATCTGTGTCGAACCCAAAGAGCAGCAATTCGCTCAACAGGGTTTGATGAAGACGCTGTATGACGTAGTCCACAGCCATCCTCTGACGCGCCGGAGTATAGACTTCGCTGACCAGCAGAAGTCGTTCCGGATGTCGCGCGATCACAGATTCGCGACAATAGACCTGAAGGACGCATCAGACTCCTTAAAGCTGGAGGTTTTGCGTGTCTTATTACCTTCTCGGTTCTATCGTCTCGTTAGTCAACTCCGTTCGACTTTCATTCAACTACCTGACGGCGACTTGATTCGGCCGCGGACAATGTTTACTATGGGAAATGCTTTATGTTTCCCGATAGAAACACTTGTCTTTTGGGCCGTTTCGTTGGCGACTATGATAGTGAATGATTCGACCGCTCTGGCAGATCTTCGCGCTTTTGAGCGTGGCGATCTGTACGGAGTTGAGGCCAGTGCCACTCGGCGCCGGTCCTTCTTGAATAGTTTTCGTTTGCGCGTCTTCGGGGACGACATTATAGTCCCGCGGAGATGGTGCGACGACGTTCAAGAAAGTCTAACGCGCATCGGTTGTACAGTAAACCGAGCGAAGACTTGCTCGAACTCCCTTGTTCGCGAGTCTTGCGGCTCATGGTATTACTGTGGAATTGACGTACGAATTGTCAAATTCCACTACCACAAGCTTTCAGATACTCGAGCATGGGTGAGCCTTCTAGCCTCGGTTAGAGAGCTCCAAAGTTGTGGTTTCACATCCACAGCTTTAGCCCTACTGCGAAACCTAGC